CACAAACACAGGGATACCATACAAGTTACCGATTTCACCAGTGCGGATAGTACTGTTTGTACCACCAACAAAGGCTTGTTCAGTGTAACGAGCCAAACCCATCAAAGTGTTGCGGCTTGAGGGAGGAATCAAGAAGAAACGCTGATCCATTGGGGTATCAGTGTCATCAAGACGCTGAATGGTGCGGCGAATAGCGGCATCGGTCAATGCTGACTCATTGTTGTTTGCGGCAACATAAGCAGTAGTACCATCACCACCAATAAAAGCACCAGTTGCATAAGCATTTGTACCAGCACCGCCATTGGTAGAACGACCCAACTGAACCAAGTCAGTATCAACTTGTTTAGCCAAAGCGTAACCAGCATCAGAAGTGTAGAAGTTACGCAAGCTGTTCAAGGCTTGGGCTTCGACAATATCTTCAATCAAACGGCTGTATTCGTAATGCTTGTTGATAGAAACTTGAACTTCAGTCTCTGTAGCGGCAATCAAGGTGACTGCTGTTTCAGCGACTTTAGCAGCAGCAGAACCACGGGTAGGTGCGGGAATGTGAATTACATCACCCTTCTTACCTTTAAAGTTCATCTTCATAATGAGGTTCGCAAGAACCAAGTTTTTCTTGTAGGCAGCTACAATTTCATCACTCCAAATATCAGGGATGAATTTATCTGCGGTTGTTACAGTAACTGAATTACTGGGGGAAAATGCTGTTGCCATGTTAAATCTCCAAAAAACGATAGGTTAAATTATTTGACCCTGCCATCTTGATACGCTTGCATGATTTCTCCGCTTAACGCCTCATAACGATCTGGGTCGGTCATTTTCAGCCGAATTAGATCAGCCCTTCTGTAGACCCTCTTTCCAGACTCCCCACTTCCACCTACATCAACTCCCGCCGCCTTAAGGTTAGACTTGCGCTGGGTTTCCCCTGCTTCATTGGTCTGCTTTGCCTTAACACCACGCAACTGCTTATAGGTACTCAGCAACTCGTTTGCACTGTCGTAATCAAACTCACCATCAGCTTTTGCGTACAAACCAAGGCGAATAGGTGAAGATTTCACCCAATTCACAAAGTCTGTATCTTGAGCAATTTGACCGAAATCAGGATGCTCTGCCGCCAGCTTTTGCTGAATCTGCATCTTTTTGAACTCTTGACCAGCTTGTCTAGCCGCAAGTACATCAGGATGGTTATCAACTGTTCTACGAACTGCCTCTTGTGGATTCTCGAAAAAATCTACTTCTGGCTCTTTTTCAATAGGTTGCTGTTTAGAGGAGAGGTTTTGCTTTATGAGTTCATCTGCCAGCTTTCGCACTTCCCCAACTTCCTGCGCTTGCTTTCCAATTAGCTTTTCAGCTTCTTGGTGCATCTTGACCACTTCTTCCAAAGATTTCTGCCTGTATTTCTCAGGCATCTCGGACAAGGGTTCTACAACAGGTAGTTGCTTCTTTTGCTCGACTGCATCTAACTCACTTAGTGTCTCATCTTCATTATCAATCAACATATTTCTTCCTTTTCCTGCCGTTATCGGTTCTAGGACATTCAACTCGGCTTACGCTTATGAGTTGTGCTTTTGCTCCCACTTAAGCTGATCTAGGTGTTTTTTCTCGAACTTCCCATGCTCTGACGGGAAAGAACCAGACCACCCTTCTAACTTGAAGTTAGGAGCAGACAAAGTGCGATTGGCTGTTTCTCCGCACTCACATCGAAAACTTGTTGTCTCATAATCAACAAGTCTTTCAGTTTTATGCCCGTTTGCACAGGCAAAATCAAACATTCTTTTCATTCAATTCCTCGTATGCTCTTTCGCTGACCTCTTTCAAGGTTTTCAGCCAAGTTAAGATGGAAAGTTCACCTTTTTTGAACATCAAGGTCTTTTCATCAGGAATAACACTAAGATTATTGAGTGACTCTATCATAATGTCAATATCCATGCACAAATCCTTCCAACCTTCTTTTGACATCATGTCAAAGCGGTTTTCGTAATAGTGCTGTAGTTCTTGGTTCATGTAGATGCCGCTTGCAATGGAGTTAAATCTTCTGTTGTCCAGTAATCTTTTGCAAGCATGATGACCAAGTGGTCACGATTCCTCTTGAGCGTGTCTGCCCAATCAGCATCAGTCATGTCTTCGGGCTGTCCTGCGTTGATGAGGTTTACGCTGTCCATAGCGGCAGAGTAGTGCTTGGCAATTTGTTCTGCGGTGGTGAGTTCATTCATGTTCATGCTCCTTATGGGTGGGTTGCTTTGTATGCGTCAAACTCTGCTTTGAGTTCTTGGATGGCGGCGGTAAGGGTTGCCACAAGAAACGATGTGTCAATGCCTTGGTAGTCTGGGTCACCATTTTCATCAAGGGCATCTTTTTCACCAACCACCGCATGAGGACAAACTTCCGCAAGTTCGTGGGCAATAAAACCTTCACCTTCTAATCCGTCAGATTTCCACTTATATGTAACAGGTTTAAGTTGTGCAACTTTTGCCAATGCGCCTGTCATTGGCGTTACATTTTCTTTTAATCGGTAGTCTGAAGAAGTTGAGTATGTTGTCGTTGACCCCGTAAAAGAAATACTTCCAACAATAGCAGACCCAGTTTGGTTAAAAAACCGCATCGCGGTAGTGCCAGATGTACCCGTTACTCTTATGCCGTTACCAAATGCGTTTGTGTCTACTTGTATGACATCACTTGCATTTTGATAAACTGGTGTTGCCTGTTGAGAAAATACCCAGCTATTACCCGTTCCAGTTGAAAAATATGCGGCTCTCCAAGCACCATCTCCATCAGACAGCACAATGTTGTTGCTTGCTGTGCGAATGTCTAAGCCGCCTTGGTTGCCGTCATAGCGACCAATGATGGTATTTTTAGCGCCTGATGTCACATAAAAACCAGAGTCTTTACCAACAAAAGTGTTGCTGCTTGCGTTTAAGTTATAACCTGCCCTTGCACCAACAAGCGTGTCATCCGCGCCCGTAATATTTGTATACCCCGCCCGATAACCTACAGCAGTGTTGGTGGAGGATGTGGTACTAGCGATAAGTGATTGATGACCAACTGCTGTATTGCTTGAGCCAGTTGTGTTAGAAATTAACGATTCATTACCAAATGCACAATTTTGAGAGCCTGTTGTTGTAAGTTTTGCAGCCGCATACCCAACAGAAACATTTTCAGTTGCTGTCGTGCTTGTAAAAGAAGCCTGATAACCTACAGCAGTATTGTAAAATGCTGTGGTGTTGGCTTGAAGTGCTTCCTGACCTATGGCAGTGTTGTTTGAGCCTGTGGAATTACTTTGCAAAGCAAGCGTACCCAATACAGAGTTTTTAGAGCCTGATGTGTTTTGATAGGCCGCACCACGACCAATAGCGGTGTTTTCTGTGCCGCCAATCGTATCTCGCAAAGCAAGTTGACCGACAGCAGTATTTTGCAAGCCACTCGTATTAGCCGCCAAAGCACTTGCACCCACCGCAGTATTGGTAGACACAGCACCAGCACCTCTGCCGACTGTGAGACCATTAACTACAGCATCATTTACAAGTGTTGCTACTTGACCTGTACTAACAGTTACCGCAGTGGTAGTTCCATTGCTTTGTAAAACAAGAGCGCCATTACTAGCTACTCCTGTTGAATTAAGTGTAATTTGTGCCATGATTTACTTTCCTTTAAGGTGTTCCATTTGCAACAATATTAGCCGCAGATGTAATGATTCCCGTTGACGACATTGATGCAATTGTAGTAGCACCATTCTTAAATATCAATTTACCGCCTGATTCCTCAATAGTGAAATTGGTAGTCAGTAACTTAGGAGTAGATGCCGCCGTACCCGTAGTATTCTGATTCAGTGTAGGAATATCAGCGGCAACAACTGCTCTGAATGTAGGTACACCAGCACTCCCATTAGGCGCAGCTAAAACATGGTTTGCAGTCTTAGAAGCATACGGATTTAGCGTGTCTCCATAACCAGCAGACAAAGATATTGCAGGAGTAGCACCACCACTAGACGCAACAGGAGAAGTGCCTGTTACAGAGGTAACTGTCCCTTGGAACTGGTCAGCAGAGGAAATAGTGAAGTTAGGATAAGTACCCGTAATTGTTGTTGTACCGCCTTGGGTCAACGCAACAGTCTGGTCTGGCGCAGAATTGGTC